AACCCTGATGATGACAAGAAGAGTTTTGTTGGAGTATATCTATGACAATTACGAAAAGAACTACTAAAGGAAGTGCACTAACATACGCGGAGCTTGACGAGAACTTCCGCGATCTCGATAGTGACATGACCATCGACCGTGTATTGCGTAATGGTAATACCACTACAAGAGATTTGACTGTAGGTAACTTGACAATTGCAAGGGTTGATTCACCTGGTTCCGTGGTTCAGGTCAAACATAGTTCAACCGGCGGTGTTGCGGCATATGCAACTGGATCTGGTACAAATAACTCGGCTGTAGTAGGCCTTTCGGTCACTATTACTCCGAAATATGCAGATAGCGAAATCTATATTGATTTTAGCGTATTTTTAGGAACAAGCAATTATCAATCTAAACTGTATCTTGTGCGAGCTGTCAACTATCATACAGCAAATGCAGGTACACATACTACTATCGGAACTGGTAATGAGTTCAATGGGAGACCTAGAGCTACTGCGGCAATTGTACCTTATGATGATGTAGCATCAACTGGAGATTATAATATGTATAATCTAAGTAACGTTATTGTAGATAGGCCAAACACTACTGATCCAGTTACTTACTATCTTAAGATGGCTGCTTATAATGGACAGACAGTGTATTTGAATCGTTCTCGCACATGGCAAAATGGCGGCAGCGGCGGTTATGATGCTGTGCCTTCATCAAATATAAGAGTTATGGAAGTTGCTACTGATCATACTTCAGTAACATCTCTAACTCATGTTGCCGATGTATTTACTGAAATGCCGAGTAGTGCAGGTCAGACCAGACAAATTCAAATTCCTTCAACCGCTCAGGCTGGAGACATCGCGGTATTGTGGGGTTGGTTTGATGCAAATGCCCAATCATCAGAGACTACAAACTATGAAGTAAATGATCCAGGTGGTTGGACACTTGCAGTAGGCACTAACCAATTAGAAGATGCTGAACTCTTCGGATATATCCACGGATCGTCATGGGTAAAAATCCTGAATGAAGATGAAGTCGGTTTCAACATGACACTAACATCTAATGCTATTGGTTATATGTCTGCTTGTATGGCTGTCTTCAGGCCAGATAAACCAATCAGCGAATTCTATATTAAGAATGGTAACTACTTCTCATCAGCTAGTTCATTCAGCAGAACTATGGATAAGAGCAGCGTAATTCCTGTTGCTGCAGTCCTAGTTGGATTAGGTGGAAGATACAGCGGCCAGAATCCTACATTGACCGGAACAGATATTACTGTAGTGAATAGCTCAGGTACAGAAGGTGATCCTAAGTATGGATACAAGATTTACAATTCAGGTTCACTGGGCAATCAGACATTCACAACGACAGACGCAGGTAGACAAGCAATGAATGCATTCTACCTCGAAGTGGTATAAATAGAAGCATGGCAAGAGTATTCGCACAAGAAGATGGCAATCTAGAAACGAAGCCGATTACGACTTCGCGCTCAGCCACGTATACCGATATTGATCTGGCATTTAAGAATAAACCTTCGGGTGATATTTTTAAGAAGTCAGATGCGGCTGCAGTCAAACAGGCAGTCAAGAATATTCTAATGACAAACTTTGGAGAAAAGCCATTTAAGCCTTTCTTCGGTGGTGACTTAAATCGTTTTCTGTTTTCGCTTGACGAGGAGTTTGATGAGACAGAAATCCAGGATAGAGTAAGAACTGCTATTACAAATTACGAGCCGAGAGCAATTGTAAGAAGCGTTATTGCTGAGTTAGAAGGTGACCAAAATTCTGTCAGAGTCATAGTAAAGTTTCAAGTAGTCAACACTCTGGAAATGGTTGACTTGCAAGTTTCATTAACGAGGTTGAGGTAATGGCAACAGTAATTAAATCGTCAGATTTAGATTTTGATACTATTAAAGAAAATCTAAAGACGTACCTAAAAGATAAAAGCGAATTTGCTGACTACAACTTCGAGGCCTCGGGTCTTTCGAATATCATGGACGTGTTAGCATACAACACTCATTTGAATGGATTGATCGCAAACATCGGCGTTAACGAATCATTCCTTGGTTCGGCTCAACTGAGATCCTCGGTCGTATCTCACGCCGAAGGATTAGGTTACTATCCACGTTCAATCGCATCTTCTACAGGAACTATCAAAGCATCTCTTGCTACTACAGTTACGACAGTAAACACTGTTACGCTTCCAGCATTCTCAACATTCAGCGCAAGTGTTGATGGAGTATCATATACATTCCAGACTCTTGAAGCTTACATTGCTACGAATGATGGCCTCGGTAATTTTAAATTTAAGACAAGTGCTGGCAGCGAAGATCTTCCAATCAAGGAAGGTACACTCAAAACAAAGACATTTATTGTAGGTGAAACAGGTGATGAGCAGGTTTATATTATTCCTGACAGAACTATCGATACAAATACAATCGGTGTTAAAGTTTTTGATACGCTGACATCCTCTACGTTTACTACATACACCGACATTGAAAACCAGATTCGAATCAATAATGATTCAACTGTATTCCTTGTTAGAGAAGCGCCGAATGGATTTACTGAATTAATCTTTAGTGACGGTAACGTTCTTGGTACATCTCCATCATCTGGAAACAAGATTGAAGTAACATATCTTTCTACAAAAGGTGCAGTGGCCAATGGAGCTACTACGTTTGTAGCTGATGATGATATTACAATTAATTCTGTAGACTATACAGTAAATGTAACAACCGTTTCAAACTCTGCTGCTGGTGCTGTGAAAGAATCAATTCAGTCAATCAAGGCAAACGCTCCGCTGGCATTTGCTACACAGCAAAGACTGGTTACAGCCGAAGACTACAAGGCCTTGATTCTACAAAGATACTCTGCTTCAATTGAAGACGTTGTTTCTTGGGGTGGTAATGATAACGTACCAGCTATCTATGGAAGAGTGTATGTATCTCTGAAGTTCAAGACAGGTGTTTCGGCTTCTACTCAATCGACAGTGAAGGATGCTATTAAGGAAACACTTTCAAAGAACCTTGCTATCATGTCAATCGATACTGTGTATAGCGATCCAATCGATACATTCCTTGAAGTAACGACAAGATTTAACTTTGATCCTGATTTAACTAGCGATACCGTTGAAACAACTCAGACAAATGTTCAAACAGCGATCAACAACTTCTTTGCAAATAACTTGAGTAAGTTTGAGTCTGTGTTTAGAAGATCTGTAGTGTTAGGAGAAGTTGACGATCTGTCTGCAGCTGTGCTTAACACAACCATGTCAGTGAAAGTACAACAAAGACTTGTGCCTACACTCAATAATCTTCAGGACTTTACGACTAACTTCCCTGTTATTCTTGCTGCACCCGATGCTGAGGAAAGAGTGATTACTACAACTAACTTTACAGCTCTTGGTCAGAGGTGTTTCATTCAAAACAGGCTCGAGTCGAATACTCTTGAATTGATTGGCGCAACAACCGGCGATATTTTGAGAGATAACATTGGTTCTTACAATGCTCAAAAAGGTACGGTCACGTTTAGTGGACTAGAGATTACTGCATACGAAGGTACTGCAATTAAAGTGTCTGCTACTCCTGCTAATCAGGCAACGATCAGGCCACTTCGAAATTATATCCTAAATATCGATACAGATAAATCAGCATCTATCGCTGACCTTGACTTCCAGAATACTGCGGTTACTCTTTAATGGCACATCAACTGAATGATAAAAATAGGAGACATCCTACACTTACTACGGCCAAGACCGGCGAGGTCTTGCCTGAGTACTATGAGGTAGACAACCCTAAGCTTATCACTCTTCTCGATGAATACTATAATTTTCTTGACAGTGATGGAGCTCAATCATTTGCAGATCAGATTGAGCAGATTCATAAGGCAAGAGATATTTCAAGCACTCGCAATAATTTTCTTGATGAGCTTATTACAGAACTAGGTAATGGATTAACACAGTCTTCATTCTTCCAGAATCCAAGACTGATGGCAAAACTTCTTGCTGGTTTTTACAGATCGAAAGGTACACTTGTTTCAGCCGAAGGATTTTTTAGAGGATTCTTTGGCGAAGAGGTTGTTGTTGAATATCCAAAGGAACAGATCTTTATTGTTGGTGACTCGAAGATTGGATTTGATTCTCAAAAATTTATTCAGGACAATGGCATCTATCAAATCTTTTCAATCCTTCTTAAAGTTGGTATCTCAACTCGAGACTATCAGGCATTGTATAAGAGATTTGTTCATCCGGCAGGCTTCCACTTTGCCGGTGAGGTTGCTATTCTTGAAGAAGCAAAGATTGGTCCATTTAGTAACGGTCTTACTGCACAGGGTTTGAACCCTATCGATTCGGATGCGCTGAACCCGATCTTTATTACACAAGCATCTCCATTGCTTGCTACAGAATTTACAGAACTTACTGCACTTATTGATTCCGGCGGTAATGATGATGTATACAGAGTCGGTATTAGCCAGCAGATTTCAGTATACCAGAACCTGACCGCAAGTTCTCTTACAAACTTCTATCCTTCTATTATCTCACTGTTAACACCTAACTCGTTTACATTTGATGATAGTACAGCAACCGGTGGACCTGACTTCTCAATGACTCTTGAGACGATGGATAACTCAAAGTTTACGCGATATACTGCAAATATCCTTGACTCTACGATATAAATAACAGAAACTAGAGAGTGATTAATGACTAGACAAAATATATCAATTGGAACCTCAGCAAACGATGGTACCGGAGATACACTAAGATCTGCCGGCACAAAGATCAATGAGAATTTTGTTGAGATTTACCAGAAAATCGGTGGAGATAGTGACAACTTCTCTGCACAGATTTCATTTGAAGATAGCGCCATTGTGTTCGAAGGTGCTTCGACTGACGCGCATGAAACACGTCTAGTTGCAAGTGATGTTACTGCTGACGTTAAGATTACACTTCCTGATTCGGATGGTGTAGTAACAATTAATGCTGGTAGACAAACACTTACAAATAAATTACTAGAAAGTCCGACAATTAATAGTCCAAAAATTGCTGACAGAATCAATGATTCTGATAACAGTGAGATTATTTTATTCACAAAGAATGGATCCGGAGCTGCGATTAATCATTTTCATATGCAAAATGCTATCTCAGCGAATCCGATTAAATTTACTGCAGCAACTTCAAATACTAACCTTAAGATGGAAATTGCTCCTAAGGGTAACGGTGTCGTTGAAACTACTCGTGCTTCATTCAAGGAAGTTGAAAAGAGTTCTGCTGGTAATATTACAAATACTGACCCATCATATATTATTTGTAACTCGGGCTCAGCATTAGCACTGATACTCGATGATGGAACTCATACTGGAGAAATTAAATACTTTACAAACAAGGGCGCAGGTGTCGCAACAGTTACAGTAACAAGTTTTGCAAATGGTTCTAGCTTTGCGATTGCACAGAATGAAGGAGCACAGTGTATTTGGGATGGAAGTAACTGGTTCCTCGTAGGAAATCAAAGCGTAACAACGGTGGCATAATATGGTAGCAATTGTAACAGATCCTTTAAGACAAAAATTCGCAAACCTGCTGTTTGACGAAATTCAAAACTCGACTGATATTAACGAGTACTATCTCGGAATCGGTAAGGCAGATCCTTATGATGCGACGGATACTACAGCTACTCCGGTACGTACAACTAAGGAAGAAAGAATCGCAAGAGGAAACCTACAGTCAATTAAAAAAGTGACTGGTAACTCATTCGTTATTCCTCGATATAACTGGACATCTGGTGCCATTTACTCTGGCTGGTCAGATGCACAGGCTGGTATTCCTACAAATTCATATTACGTATTGACAGAAGATAACGAAGTCTATATCTGTATCCAACAAGGTAAGAACGCAGCAGGTCAAGCTAACACCTCGATTATCAAACCATCATTTACAGATGCCGGTGTTAATGTTCAGGATGTATTCCAAACTTCTGATGGTTATCGTTGGAAACTTGCATACTCAGTTTCTGCTGCTCGAGCTTCAACCTTCCTGTCATCTACATTCATTCCATGTCAAGACCAAGGGTTAATTGCAACTGGTGACTCTGCCGCATCCGGTGCTTTCGAACTTCAACAGAATACTATTCGTAACAACGTAACTAAAGGCCAGATTCTTGGTGTAGAAATCGTGGATGGAGGTACTGGTTATTCTTCAGCTCCGACTATTACATTCAAAGGAAATGGAACCGGTGCTACAGCGACTGCTACTATTTCAGGTGGTGCTATTGTTAAAGTTGAAATGGATAACGAATCTGCTGGCATGGGTTCAGGCTATGATTATGCTTCGGCTACTGTAACTGGTAACGCTGAGCTTAGACCTATTATCGGTCCTAGAGATGGATTAGGGTTTAGTGCAATTGCTGACCTTAAGTCATCTTCAATTATGTTCAACATCAAACCTTCCGGCACAGAGAGTGGAACGTTTAATACGACAAACGACTTCAGACAAATCCTTCTATTTAGAAACTTCGATTTGACTGATAGCTCCGGTGGTGCTGGTCCAAGATATTCGGGAACTTCTGCAAAAGTTAATCGATTCCTTACAATCACAAGCACGATCTCAGCATCTAACTTTGTTGTTGACGAAAAAATTACAGGTGCTTCTGGTGTAACTGCATTTATCGATGAACTTGATTCTGCAAGTGGTAACAAGATCTTCTTCCACCAGAATGAAAATACTGTCAACGGTGACTTTGGCGACAATGAAGCTATCTCTGGAAGCTTGGTTGGTTCAGCCACGACCGATAGCGGTAGTAAGTTTTCATCGGTAGATATTTACAGCGGAGAGTTGTTATACATAGAGAACAGAGCCAGAGTTATTAGAGCAGCTGCTCAAACAGAAGACATTAAAGTTATTATTACGGTGTAAAGAATGGCAACAAATCTTACCAGCAACTCTTTTAAAAGTACGTATAAAGACGACTATAAGGACAGTGATAATTACCACAGAATTCTATTCAATAGTGGTAAGGCTCTGCAGGCTCGCGAACTTACGCAGATGCAGACAATCATTCAGAATGAAATTGAAAGATTTGGTTCAAATATTTTTAGAGACGGTGGAGTTGTTGAGCCCGGTGGATTAAGTGTTAACAATCGATTTGAGTTTATTAAGCTTGCTGCCAACCAGTTACCCGCTGACACCGACGATATTATTGGTAAGACATTTACGGTCAGAGCGCCTGACCCTCAACTGAAAGTCAAGATTCTTAAAGCCGTAGCTGCATCGGGTTCTGATCCTGAAACACTTTATGTAGAGTATGTTTCTACATCAGCTGGTACAGCTGGTACATCAACAGTTAGAGTTGGTAACGGTCAAGTTCTCGAAAATGCTTCGTTAGGTAGTAGCTACAATATGACCACTGCTTCTGCGGGAGCGGCTGGTGTAGGTACGGAAGCCTCTATTGCAAAAGGTAGCTTCTTTGTACAAGGACACTTTGTCTTTGTCGAAAAACAATCATTCTTTGTTGACAAGTATTCCGGTACTCCAAACGAAGATATTGGGTTTAAAATCGAAGAAAATATTGTTTCGGTCGATGATACCAATGCTCTTTATGATAATCAAGGTGCGGTTGCTAACCTTGCAGCACCAGGTGCTGACAGATATCAGATTAAACTTACATTAAATAAAAGATCTGCACTCGCTGCTTCTGATAACTTTGTTTATCTCGCAAAGCTAGTGAATGGTAGGATCTCAGACGAAACACGTACAGATAATTCATATAGAAGATTAGCTGATACTCTTGCATTAAGAACGAAAGAAGAGTCCGGTAACTATATTGTTAATCCGTTTACTGCAAAGTTTGAGCCTCTCAATGATTCTAACCTAACACTTCAAGTTACTGAAGGTGTTGTGTATGTTGATGGTTATAGACTACAGGTAAATGCACAGGATATTACTGTACCTAAAGCACAAGAAACTGCGCAGATTGAAGGTGAAACCGTTACTGCTCGATATGGTAACTACGTTCTAGTGAAGGACAGTGACAACAAAGGTTTCCCTGTTACTACAAATTATCCTGAAGTTATTCTGCGAAATGCTGTAGACTTTGGTGGTAGCACCATTGGTACAGCAAGAGTACGTCAACTCGAAGAAGATAACGATACACTTAGACTTTATCTCTTTGATTTGAAAATGAACTCCGGTCAAAACTTTGGTGCAGTCAGATCACTTGGTGAAAGTGCTGGTGAACACATGGACATCCACCTTGAAGGTGGTATCGCTACACTAAAGAACACCGGTGAAAATGACCTGCTGTTCCCGCTTCCAAGAACACGTCCTACCACAACTCTTGATTGGGGTGCGATTGATGTACAGAGAAGATTTACTGTAACTACCGGTGGATCGGGTACAGGTACTGTAAGTATTTCAGATGGTACGTTTGTAAATGCAAACCAGTGGATGGTATCACCATATAATGATGATATGTCAGGTTCCAATTCCGGTACTGCGAGTGGTGCTGGTGGCACTACACTGACTGTGACTGGTGCAAACAATACTACATATGACGTATATGCACTCGTAAGAATTTCTTCTGCCGACACATCAAGAAAAGCAAAAGTTCTTACCGAAACAACTAGAACCGTGACATGGCCTACAGTCGAGTCTGATGGATCTGGCACAGCCTTTATCAGCTTGCAATATGCAGACGCCTATGATATCAAGAGATTGCGCATTGATGATTCTGACGGCGCAGACATGAAAGATAACTTCATCTTTGATAACGGTCAGAGAGATAACTTCTATGGAATTGGTAGACTGATTCCAAAGCCTGGTGTTACGATTAACAGTGGTACACAGATCTTTACAAGATATAACTATTTTGCACCTACGGGTGGTGGTCACTTCTATGACATCTCATCTTATCCGACTGCTGTAGCTTATGATGACATTCCATCACATAAGCTTTCTGATGGTACAACAGTTTCTCTTAGAGATGTGCTGGACTTTAGACCACATGCACATGATGCTACTCCAACTACCGGTGCAACAAAAGGCACACTGACTATTAACTTCAGTGGCGCTAACTCGAATACATTCGATTTGCCAGTCAACACTGATGCTGTCGATGGTGATGTAACATATTACATGCCAAGAAAAGATCGCTTGATTGCTACAACTCTGGACAATGCAGGCGAAAGAGATTATCGTGGTAAGGTAAAGGTTGTACGTGGTGTATCCTCATTTGATCCTCAGTTCCCTGAGATTCCAGCTGGATCCATGCCGCTGTATAACATTTCAATGAATCCTTTCACGCTGAATGAATCTGACATGACAACCTCTGTCATTCCGGCTAAAAGATTCACCATGTCTGACATCTCAGAGTTGGAACAGCGTATTGACAAGCTTCAAGAATTAACTACACTGAGCCTGCTGGAACTGAACACCTCATCTCTGACGGTGCTTGATGCAGCCGGACTTGAAAGAACAAAGGCTGGATTCCTAGTCGATAACTTCAAAGATGATGCATTCTCAGATATTGAAAGAGTCGAATATAGAGCTGGTAAAGATGTTCTAGAAGGACTTCTGACTCCTGGCAACGAAGTGAATAACACTCGCCTGATTTATGACTCAGCAAATAGTACTTCACAGAGAAATGGCGATATTGCAATTCTTCCTATTGCCAGCCACGTTGCAATGATTGATCAAAACCTTGCGACTGAAACAGAAAATATTAATCCATTTGCGGTTATTGTTTCAAACGGTCACTTGGAAATGTCACCTGCTTCTGATGAATGGGTAGAAACTCAGTATCTTCCAGATCGTGTAGTAAGTGAAAGAGAAGAAACTACAAGATCTGCTACGGTAAGGATTGCTCGTATCAGAAACAGAATTGCAGACTTTAGAGATCGCTGGATTGGTCAGCCGATCAACTCAGGTCGAGTTTTGGTTAGAGGTTCTGTAACAACAAGAAGAGAAATCATTGGTGACAGAATCCTCGATGTACAATTTATCGACTTTATGAGATCACGTAAGATCTTCTTCCGTGTCAATGGCCTCCGTAGAGATACTAAACACTTTATGTTCTTTGGTGGTAAGAATATTACAGACTATGCGCGTAAAGAAACTACATTTGAGAGATTTGCATCACGTGAGGATAATCCCGGAAACATCTATACTAATACAACTTCTCACCCTAATGGCACATCCGATCTACTTTCGGATAGCGTAGGTGAACTGATCGGTTCATTCATTATTCCTTCTAACTCTTCGTTGAAGTTTAGAACTGGAACTCAAAGAGTTGAGTTGATGGATATTAGTAGTGGTAACGCAGATAATGCTATCTCGAAAGCACAAACTACATTTACATCAACCGGTGTTCTTAGAACTCGTGAAAGACAGATTGAAACAATTCGTATTCAGGATACATTCTTTATTCAGGAATATGATCCACTTGCACAGTCCTTCCGTGTTGATGGAGCTGACAACCCTAATGGTGTATTCATTACAAAGGTTGATGCATACTTCTCGACTAAGTCTCCTGTTACTGACGGTATTCCTGTTCAGTGTCAGATCAGACCTATGGAGAATGGTATACCTACTTCGGCTCCGCTGCCAGGTGCTATTAAGTTCCTGAGACCGGACCAAGTTAATATTCCATCTAACCTGAATAACATTACAACGATTAGAAATACTCCGACTACTTTTGAGTTTGACGAGCCTATCTATCTGCCGCCTTCAAGAGATTACTGTATTGTTCTACTTGCAGACACTACAGACTATAATGTCTTTGTGGCTAAGACTTACGAGTTTGTAATTGGATCTACAGAACAGCGAGTGAATAAGCAACCTACGCTTGGTTCAATGTTCATGTCGCAAAATGGTATTACATGGACGCCGGATCAGAACAGAGATCTAATGTTCAAGCTTCACCGCGCGCAGTTCTCTGCATCCGGTACAGTAGAGCTTAACAACTCGGAAGTTACTTCCAGACTTCTCGATCCTAATCCTATCTTGACTGACTCTGACCAGAGAGCATTTAGAGTATTCCACCCTGGTCATGGCTTCCAGTTGAATGACTATGTCAATCTAAGTGGATTAGATTCGAGTACTCTATATGCTGGTATTGCTGGTCATAACTATATGGGTCAGAAACAAGTCATCGATGTTGATCACTTTGGTTACTATTTGAATGCAGATAGTGCTAATGTTGATAGTGATGGCGCAGCAACTCGTCCTACGGCTAGCTTGAGAGTTGGTGGTACAGGAGTTATTGCAACTCAGAACGCTATGTATGATGCATTCGTTCCACAAATCCAGACTCTGCTTCCAGATGAGACTTCAATTAGTGCAACTGTTAAGAGAATCAGAGGTTCTTCTTACGGTGGATCGAGTTCAAGACATCAGTCAACTCATGGTGCATATGCTAACGTAGCCAGTGCAACATTTAAAGATGCGATCATTAATGATTTCAACTTTACCACTGAGCCTGGTCTAATTGCTAATAGAAAGAACGAAGCTGAACACTATTCAAATGGACGTTCATTTAGAATGAAGCTGAATCTTTCTACCGACGATGTCAAGGTTTCACCAGTTGTAGATATGCAGAGAATGTCTGTAGCTACATTCGAAAATATCATTGACTCCGGCGGTGGAGGATCGTTCAACTATATTGCAGAAACTGATGCACTTAACGGTAGCGCAGCATGTAAACACGTAACAAAGCCTGTGACTCTAGAAGAACCGGCTGTAGGATTGAAGATCCTGTTTGCAGCTAACAGACCAACACCCGCATCATTCTCAGTATACTATAAGACTGGTACTTCGGATGATAACTTAGATGATATTGCATACACCTTGATTGCAGAATCCACAGCAAATCCTGCTGATGATGATGGTACAACCTTCCGTCAGTATGAATTCCTGCCGGGTGGAACTGAAGGTACACTGAACCAGTTTACTAAGTTCCAAGTCAAAGTTGTAATGCAGTCAACTAACTCTTCTAAACCTCCGAAGATTAAGGACTTGAGAGTTATTGCGCTGGTGACATAATGAGTAAATATACTAATGTTGAAGGGTTTCCTGGACTAGTTAGATCAAAAGCTTCAGGTGCTATAATAAATATCAACAGCGATGAAATGAGAAACGCTAGAACGAGAAAGCAAAAAGCTCTTAAAGCAAAACAAGAAATGGAAGACTTAAAAAGTGAAGTAACTGAGCTTCGGGATCTGGTTACAAAATTATTAGAGGAAAGACATGGCAATCACAGTAATTAATCTATCAGATGCTGTTTCGACTTGGGTGACCAAGACGAACACCATTGCAACAAATGTCGGAGATCTCGCGCTTTTAAGTACCGGTGATAGTGATGTAGTCAAAGGTGTTAATACAGTAGACTCAAACATTGGTACTCTATCTGCTTTGAACACTGCTGATAAGTCAGACCTTGTTAGTGCGATCAACGAAGTGTTTAGCTTAGTTGATTCCGATCTTAACGATTCGGCAGAAATTCTAGGGCTGATGAGAGCCAATCTTCGTACGTTTAGTGATTCATCTCATACAATTTCATTTGATTCTTCAAACGGACAGTTTAGTATTGATAGTGATACCGTAACATCTGCTTTGTTTAAGAGTGGTGTTACACTACTTATTAAGGACTCGGCAGGCACAGTACTGAAGACAATGCATAGTCCTGGAGAGTAAATACTATGGCAGTGAGAAATCCACTTATATACTCATCAGGGTCTCTGCAAAAAATGACCGGTGCACAAATTGCATCGGTGATTGACATGGTTGTCTATAAGTATGGTGGTAATCCGTCGGTGACTATGACACAGGTTGGTAGCTCTGGCACACTTGCACAGATTAGTGATACCAGGTTACAGGCTGGCTCATATTCAACTAGTGTGAGTGCTTATCCATCGGAGGCAACTACTGCAGAACCATCGACTGTTACTGTCAACTACGATCGCATGAGTTCGGCTAATGCTACTGTAGCTCAACTAACATCCGGTGACACAGTTACTGGTGCGGGTGAAGGTTCATTCCCTTTCTATTACGATGGCAGTGATCTAAGGGCTATGACTCATACAGATATGCTCGATACGTTTATCGAACCGGCCATTAATAAACTAACGTCTGGTTCTACTGGCACTGATCAAGCTGGAACGTATAGAATTCATACATCAACATCACTGTCCGGACATACATTAATTAGTTCAACACCTGTCTTTATCGATACACGTGCTAATACTAGTGCATATACTGCGGGTGGTATTCCTGAAACACTTGACCAACCAACTACTATCAATAACTTTTATTTGATGAGAATTGATCAGGGGTCTAAACCTTCTACAGTTAGAATGCTAAGACAGACATCGTCCAGTGACTTACAAGAATATACCGAGTCAGAACAAGAGAGCATGTTGGAAAATCTTGTTCGTTGGGCAGCAGTCAATCATACCGGTTATAGAATCAGCTATAACGTTGGTACATCAGGATCCGGCCAGACACGTGGTTCTGGTATGACCGATACGAAACTAAATGGTTCTGGTAACTATCAAACACGCTTTGTGAATGCTAACGATTATCGTGCTCAGGAATTTCCTAATGGTTCAGCAGTCACACAGAATACATACTATTTGAGAATCCACAAGAGTTAGGAGTAAAATTATGGCATTTCACTGGGAAGAAGGAATTGAATATGCAAGGTATATTGACGAAGATCGTCAAAATATCGAAGTAATGCACATTGTCGAAGAGCCAACTAATGCTCACGGCAGAGAAGCACGTCTACACGTATTACCAGTTGATGAAAAAGATGATCAATTCAAAGCTCTTCTAGAACATTTCACATATGATGAAATTATGGAAATGACATACTCGTATAACAAACAGGCTGAAAGAGCATTTGAAGAACAAGTCATGTCTATTGCTCGAAAGTTTGATATGTTACGCATGGAAGACTTCGGTGTAACATCAGATCAATTTATCGGTAAGCTTATTGATGTTCTGTTTGTAGAAGAACTTCCTGAAGATGAGTTAAAAGAAGTAGTGTTTAAAGCAAAACTACAATTATTCGAGCTCGATAAAGTTAAGAATAGCTCAAATAGATCTTTAAAAAGTAAACTGCGTAAAGCTAAAACTTTAGCAGCTGTTCTCCACACTATGATGGAGATTGAAGAAGATAATCTGAAAACGACTTAAAGTCTTTATTTACTACGTGATGTAAGTGTGCACCTATTTGTTTTGTGCTAAAAGAATTATCGATGATATAGTTCCAGCCTAAACCTATTGGGTTAATAGTAATATCGAAATATTCCTTAATAAAAGAAAAATAGACCTCATTGTTCTTAGCGAACTTTGAGGCTATTTGTTCTGGATATATGTTATCACATATCACTTCATTAAATATCTTATCGGCAAAATCTACTCTTTCAGTTAACCTAAAATCTTGAATAGAATTTTTATTGCCAATCAAAACTCCAGTGTTAGCAATAGCATTATGACCGGTCATGTACTTTCCTTCGAGCATAAGCATGGCATCTTTACAGCACATCTTGACAACCATATTCATTTTGTCGAGTTCTAGAACGTCTATCCACCACTTGCCATCAATTCTCTCACCCCAAAAAGGTTTAGTTTCTATGAAGTGTACACCAACACCAGGTTGAGAAGCATGACGTTCAAAGATGTTTTCTTTAGTAGTTGGTACTACATCTAGATCCAAGTAAACTACTTCATCATATTCTTCTGTTAGTTCTTCAAACTTATACAGTTTCTCAAACTGAATGTCATCATAGTCTGGAATGCTAGGTGTATAGTGAATATAGTCAGCACCGCAATCGTAAGCATACTGCTTCTGAGTTTCTACCAACCTATCATAGAACTCATGAAACGCATCTTTTTTGGATTGCGGCACAGATTGGTGAGGAATTGAAATATTATTATACAGGCTAAATACAATTCGTCTCATAATAATCGAAAACTTCCTTAAACTTTTTGTTTATTACATGCACGAACTTACTTTTACTCGGAACCACTTTATACCGGTCATAGAATAGATGCCACGGCCAGTTTAACCATTGGATCGGCACGTCTGTTTTTTTCACCAGGTATGACCAGATTGTTTCGTTATCCCAACCGAACATGTCTCTAATATGTTCAGGATACATTTCATCATCAATCAGATCATCCATCTGTTTGATGATTGAATCAATATCACCAAAGTAGTTAAGTTGTCTCATATGCTCAGCCGAAACGCCTACAATTCCTGTATTGAATACATCGTTGTCTTGGCTGTATCCATTTGTTTCAAGCAAAGCTAAACAGTTCCAGTACTTTGCTGTAGGACTTCGAATTGATTCTATTGTATCTTTACGCAATTGTTTTAATTCTTTTCGCGCAAGATTATTATTATCTTTTATAGCAATACCCTTTGACAGATCATGCTCTTCAAAGAAATTGTCAGACGTGACTGGTACTACGTCAAAATCAAGATACAAGACTTCATCATACTGCCGGCATAGTGTTTGTAATATTTGTATCTTGTAAAAATTTACGATGTTGTATTCTGTAATTTGTGGATACAGATCATTCCACCATTTCTTATATTGTTTAAAGTCATTGTCATATTCATACATTAAGAATGGTACGCCAATATCACTAGCGTACTTTTGCTTGCAAGCTAATAGTTTTCCATAATACTTTTGAAACTCAAGTTTAGTTCTTTCTGTCTTAGGAATGTCGTCACCTTGATATGGTGCTTGATAATCTAGATCTTCTTTTGGAATGTCAATATAAAGACTGTATATTACTCTACGCATATCCGATCACCATAAATCTTTTATAGCCGTTTGGCATATCAATTGACCCTTTATATACTACATCACTTAGCCCAGATTTTTCTGCTAAGTGATCTTCATCGTATACACAATTGATGTGATCTGCTACGTGAAACATATTATTGCTTTGTAAAGCAAACAAGCAATCATTTCTGTGTTTTTTACTTTTAATAATTTCAGGCAAATCTGGCATATGTTCTGAAGAAGTATTAATTACTAAATGAAAATCTTTATCTCTAGCTCCAACTTCTGATGCATCTCTACAATGTCCATCAAAAATCGTATCTTCTATATCTTCACTAAACATTCTAAACATTGATAACGCGTTCGGATCTAGATCTACATTTTCTATAGTCTTAATGTTGAAGCTATTCATAAGAAGAGTGGAAATAGGAAATCCAAACCATCCTCCTAATAATTGTACTTTTAAATCATCGTGGTCTTCTAGTATCATTTCCAATATTTCTATCAACCACATTTTTGATTTTACTTGATTAGGCGACATGCTATCTAAAAAATGTATTAAGTCTCTATCAGTCTTAGCGATTTCCCACATGACTTTCCAGATAGAGCTCTTCATTCCGTCTTTAATAAGAGGCTCGGACAAAGATAAGAATGGAACAGGATCGTAATTACACTCGGTCAATCCTCTCCAGAGATAACTCCAAATTTTATCATCAATTCCAATATTTTTCAAATCCATCGTATCCTTCATTATCTAATATGTATTTACCGCTAATAAATTCGGTTTTGCGTCTCCACCCATTAAATATACAAATAGGATATGTTTCTTCTTTGAATAAAGGCATTAGAGGATCACCCGCTTTATAGTAATTATTTTCGTCAATACCATAAAGTCTTGAGTATATTTCACCTCGAGGAAATACGTTTAAAGTGTCATGATGATGATAGTATAAGTACGAATCAATTCCTGCATACTTAATCATATAATAATCTGGATCTATCATAAACTGTTTCCATATTTCAGTCAGATCGCCTTTCCATACAAGTACTGAAGAATTATAATTCATGTCAGTACCAAATAATTCGTATGGCTTCCAATACGCTTTGACTACACGCAACCTGTCATTATTAACATAAGATTTTAAATGTGTAATGTCGTTTTGGATAACCACGTCGAGATCAAAAAAGAGATTGGTCTCATCCGTAGGATGTTCAAAAAGCATAAGCTTCCACCACCACGCCTCAAGATCATGCTCAAGATCAAGTGGTATAATTTTAATACCATTGTCTATGCCAGTAGAATCTTCGGTGTAGCATACAAACGTAAAATCTTCTCGCATGTTTTTCTTACACATACGATACAATCTATTCACATGTTCTTGAGAAAACTTATTTCCCCACTTTACGCAAGATATAATCATTAATAACTAATAGATCCATTTCAGTTTTATTGAACGTTTTTATCGCATCTTCAGGAGTTTCTACAATTGGCTCTTTGCAATTAAAACTTGTGTTGAGCAGCATAGGTATGCCGGTCAAAAAGAAAAACTCTTCAATTAAATCATAGTAACGAGGATTCTGTTGACGGTTTACGGTTTGAATACGTGCAGTTCCATCAACATGAGTCACGCCTGGAATCTTATCAGATTTAACAGGCATAATTCTAGACATATATGGACTAGGTTGATTCGTATCAAAGAAATATCGATAGTGATCTTCAAGCACCGATGGCGCAAATGGTCTGAAGTCTTCTCTTTGTTTAATAGATCTATTGATTCTATCTTTTATTTCAGGATTACGAGGATCCGCTAAAATACTGCGATTTCCAAGTGCACGGTTACCGCTTTCACTTTTTCCTTGATACCATCCTACTATAGCTCCGTCTGATATAGCTTGCGCTACTTCTTTTAAATCGACCTTTTCATTTCCTTCATACTCATATTCATCACCGCTATACACGCTAATTTCTTGAATATTATTGTTAAGAGTATAATCTGCATGCATGTAAGTTCCGATTGACTGACCTTCATCGCCTACTGCAGGAGGCACATGTACTTTACTATACGTTTTAGTAAATTCTTCATTCATGTATCCGTTATACGCAACACCTCCAGCAAGACATAAATTATCTGACGTTTTTAGAGGAAGAACATGTTCGTTAATTAATTCTTGAGTTGCGTATTGTAGAGTGTATGCAACATCTGCAGGAAGAAACTCATTAAGATCGTCTCTATGTTTCGGAGGAAACTCAAAGTTATTTTCTGAATAGTAATCTATAATAGAATGAACTTCAAATTGATACTTCCCGTAACCAGCTAATCCCATCAACTTTCCAGCACCTAGATGTCCGAAGCCTAAGTATTTTGCAAAGTAATTCCAAAGAATGCCTACACTCATTTTATGAGATAAGTCTTTAATATTACCTTCTTTGTCAATAAAGATGCAGTTATAATTCCAGCCACGCCCGTCAATAGCTAAAATGTCTGATTGTTCAAATCCAGAAGTGAGATATGCATATGCAGCATGAGACTGATGATGATCAATATAATACACATTGTCTTTCATCTTATAATCCCAAAGCGTCTGAGGTTTAAAATCTAAAAAATCAGAATCAACTTCATGATTATCTGGAAGTAGCTGCATCCCTCCTACTGTAGTAGTAAACGCAAAAATCTCATGTGCTGAAGGATTCCAATACGTATTATAGAAATCAACCATAGCGCTATTGTCACTCTGATTCATTTTTTCAAGTTCAGAATGATGTGGATACACGTCCATGTGCCATGGGATATTGTGTTTTAACCTGCTGTATCTTTCAACTTGATTATGTAACACGCCATCATAAGTATTTTGATCGTGTGGGCTTAGCGCTACACTAAAGATTTTCATAGATAAAGTCCGCTATTAATTTATGACCGAGCTCGTTTGGATGATGATCTCGATGTGACACCATTTTATGTACTTCTCTTCTAGGATTGGTTATATCTTGTACAGCATAACCTCCTAGTTTTTCCGTGCCTGGCCAGCCCATAAAATATCTATCGTCTATTCGAGAAAAATATGGACTGTCTTGTATAGATCTTAGAATATTCTGTTCTTTATTTCTTCTAAGATGCATCATAGGATGTCCGTCTTCAATTTGAATTTCTCTGCAAAAATGTTCAAATAAACTAATCATTTGAACTTGCCTGTAAGGAATATCTAAACTTTTACAAATTTGCTGTAAGCTATAATAATATCTATAGCTTCGAGCGATGAAGTACGGTATGTCTCCCTTAGTGTCATATCGTGAAGCTGTCCATGTTTGATTTGCACACCAGTTAACTCCATTGGCTGCTATCTCACTCCAGTCTCTTCTTTCACTTTTAGACCATGCGGCGATAACCATGCCGATTTGTTCAGGGTAAAGTGACGCTATTCTATCTACAATTCTGGCGTGTATATACTCATTGCCTTGTCCGCTGCGACCTAGATTAATAACTTTCATATTCAGCTTTTTTGCTAAAAGCTCAGGCCATTTCGGAAAATCAAACTTCATTTCAGGATGTATGTCTGATATAAAGTTTGGATCCGTCCAACTATCGCCTGAAGCTATCAGATATTTTTCCATAAAAATCACTCCATGTCTTTCGCCACTCTACTTTTCTGTGTTTTGCTAGAGTATCTATATAAGCTATTCCTGCATTCAAATTTTTGCCGGGTGTGTTAAGTTCTGCTTTAATGAATTCATAAGTCTTGCTTGGCAATACTTTAAATTCTTCTAAGTATTCATCTTTCATTTTTTGAGGCAAGTTTCTAACTGACAATATGACCGGTCTTTGCACAACGGCGTGACAATCTACTTCAATACCTAGATCATTATAGTGTTTGTATATTTGAAGAAGATCATCTACGTTTAATATACTCAAAGTCAAATTTAATTTCATTTTAAATCCTGCTGATATTAGTTCTGCAAGATTCCCCTCAAACTCTAATGTGTCAATAGGGTATCTAATAAAAGCAAGTTTCTCTCCATAATGATCGCAAGATATTCCAAGAATTATGTCTTTAAATTTATCACGCAATTTATATAAGTCATTCTCTTTATACTCTATCTTAGTTAAATTAGTGTCAAATGAAATAGTAATATCTTTTGCTGAGCTATCGGGTATTTTTTCTAGAAGTTCCCATTGCTTTGGTAGTTGAAGCGGTTCACCTCCTGTTAAATGTATATGCTGCACTTTATCGATATTATTAATAATATCTTCGACAGTTTTATTCCACCTGCTGTAATGTATATTTGTACCTTTTTCTCCAAAATGCTCGAGCCACTTTTCTTCGTGCGATTCTCCAAATATTTCTCTGTGCTCTTTTGTTTTTGTTGATGAGTTTTTAATGTTACACATATAGCAGGCTAAATTGCAGAAATTTGTGCCGATACGAAGTTTAAGAGATACTTTTGAATCATCTAAAACGCTCCCTTTATATCCTATAGCCTTGTGTCTCCAAGAATGCTTTCCGTGTTTTTCCATTTTCCAACACGCGTTGCACTGAGGAATTTTTTCGCCAGCTAGCATTCTGTCACGTAGATCATTTAAAACATCACTATTCCAATACTCGAATGGAGTATATTCATTGACGCTTAAGTCCATTTTAGTGGCATGGCAACAAAGTTTGTAATCTCCATTGTTGTCTGAATATATCTCAGAGAACGGTAGAGGACAATAGGTTTTCATTCATGATTTCCAGTATCTTTGATGCTTTATAATTATTTCCAGGACTAATGTATTCAGTACATATCTTGCAATATTCTTCATACTCAAATAAATCAAAATTCATCATTTTATCTACGTTTTCTTTTGTAACTTCGAATGTTCTAGATCCATTAATAACTTTCTTGCTGCAGTGTCTTATCTTTTGTAATTCAAAGTCAATAACTGGAACGGACGGAAACTTTGAACATATCTTTCTATCAATCTCAGCTGCTTGTTCTGTTACATCATATTCGGGTGACCTGGCGTTATAAACTTTCATAATAGTGTTATCATGGTCTACTATAGAAAGATCAAAGTTTTCTCTGTACTTGTAATAGTTTGGAGTCTTAATAATTAAGTTGTAGTTATTTTTGTCGTTAGCTTCGAAAAAATCAAAGTTTCCTAACTTTTCAATCCTATCTTCATGAAAATCAAGTACTAAGTGTTCAACATAATATATTGAAGGATCTTCTAATACTCGAGGATACCTCTTTCTCACAAAAGAATTTGATAAGACTGACAAGATGAAGTTAGGATGCTTCTGAATTTCATCCATCACTTCATCTAAATTCTTAATTAGGCCGGGCTCTCCACCTAATAAGTTAATTCGAGTCTTGTATGGAGATAAGCACTTTAGTGTCTTTCTAAGAAAATCCATATCTACATCTAGATTTCTCATTTCTAAAGTCCACGCTGTGCAATAGTAGCATGACTTATTACAAGACTTTGACAAATAAAAATCTACAGAAAGATATTCTGATCCATGTAAATCTTTGAGGCTTTTTATCATGTAGATCTCACAAAATCTTTTCCATCTTTTTTTCTATTTAAAATTACTTCGCGCTTATGCTGAGGTGTGGATCTTTTGCGGCACACATGATAGCATGCAGCGAATCCACGATTTTCTTTCAGGCCTTTGTAAAAGTCAATCCACTCGTCTGTTGTTAATATCTCATCTATTGTGTCATAGTCTGATATATTACTAGCCATTAACAATTTTTGATAATTCATGTCTTGCCTGTTATATGCAGTATCGCACCAACAGCATGGGATCAGCTGACCAAGATTTGTGATACCAAAAGCCGGCTGTCGGTCGTCCATGCATTTAGCGTCAATTTCTACATTTTCTCGAGCATCTTTTTTATATTCTTCTACTTCTTTTTCAGTTGGATTTTTTCTCATGTCTTCCTCAAATCTAAACTATACTCAGGCTTTGTTGGCCTAAACGGATCATCGTCACCAAGCCAGCGAGATGAATGGACTAGCATAAATTCTACTCCGGCTTTTTCTGCCATATCATATGCTTCTTCGATATGATCCTCATTATACTTAAACACAATATATTGCCATACTGGTTTTTGAACAAGATACTTTACAGCGTTGCACATAATTTTGTATAGCTTTTCTCCATCTTGATTCTTACGATAAATATGACTTTCATGAGGTAAGCCATCAATACCAAACCACCAACGGGCTTTGTTGTTTGCCTTCCAAGCTTTTGGATACCAGTTCATAGGTTTTCCAGCTGAAGCGTGATGAACAGATACACTTGTCTTTGCTTCTCTAGTCATCTGTAGAAATTCAACAAACTTAGGGTGATGCACAGGATCTGAAACTTGTCCACAAAAATTTATATGTCTAAAATGATTAATCACTTTTTGAAAGTCTTCAACCAGCATATCTGCACCGGTTACTTTTAATCCTTTTGAAGTAAAAGACATAAATCTCTGGCACCTTTGGCACTCAAGCGGACACCTATGAGTAATGTCGATGTTTAATCCTTTTCTTGAAGCTATTTCATACATTAAAAATATTCCACGTTAACAGTTGTTCCGAATCTTTGTTTAAACTTTTCATGCATAAATTCATTAAAAGCAGAAATAATATATTCTTTTACTTGATCTATGAGATCTGTGTTTGTTAGCCGGCTGAGCCGATGAAAGTCATCATCGCATTCATATGCTTTTTCCACAATGATCTTGTAAATCTCAGGGAAGTTAGAAACCTTTTCAGTGAATATGTATTTATCACCAATCAATTGCGATACTACTTCACATACTCTTTCTTCTTTACTAAAGTCGACTTCTAAATCTGCAATATTTCCTAGATTATCTGTGACAAAAAATACATTTTGATCAGGCTCATAAACCAGATCTAAGCGCGATTGTGTTTGCAATTTTTTCAACTTCCTCATCCTTTAACCATGCGTGAATAGGTAAAGACAAAATAGTGTCTGCTACCAGAGGTGCGTTAACACTTTCAGATCTCCATTTGTGTAGCTTAAACATAGAGTTATCTGAAATAGCTTTCTCGTAGTGTATACTTGGGCTAAAACCTAACTCGCTCTTAATCATATCCTTGATGAACTTGCGTGTTTCTTTGTCTTCAAATCTGACTGTATACTTGTGATAATTGTGGTTCAACCCTTCAGGCACTTTTTGAATAGTAACGGGTAAATCTTCAAAGACTTCATCATAGATCTTCGCAATCTCTTGCCTACGTGTCTGCCACTCTTCCATGCTTTTCATGCGGAAACTAATAATATCCGCGTTTGGTACAAACATCTTAGAGTTGCGGCCAAGCATTTCGAAGTCCTTATCCTTACCGTGTCTACGTAGTTTACTTACCATGCGAGCCTGTTCCTCGTCATCAGTCATAAACATACCACCGCCGGAGATACCACCAATCACTTTATTAGCATTGAAGCTATATGAACTACAGTTACCAATAGTTCCGGCCTTTCTGCCGTTCAGACTCGAACCAAGTGATTGAGCAGAGTCTTCAATAAACACAATATCATTTTGCTTACAGAATGCTTCAATGTCTGTAGTGTCGGTCATGTTACCAAACAGATGAGTATAGATTAGTGCTTTAACGCCGTTCTGTGTATTCTTAAACTTTGCGTACTGTTGTACCATGTGCTTAAATGACATGTGATATGAGTCTAAGTCGATATCGACAAAGACTGGAGAAGCACCTACCATGCTAATACACGATGCTGTTGACACCCAGGAAAAGTCAGATACCAGAACCTGGTCACCGATACCGATTCCATGACTCATTAATGAGAATTGTAATGCATCTGTAGCACTACCTACAGCTACACAGTATTCTCGGCCTGTATATTCTTTTACTTGTTTTTCGAGATGCTCAGCGTTGCCTTCATATTCCTTTACCATCATTTGGTCAATGACAGAAGTGTAGTCGTCAATACGAGCTCTGTAGTCTCGATCCCATCCATTATATGCAATCATGATAATTCCTTCACTGCTTTCAATATTGGTTCAACATCTATATCTATAACCGGTCTAGACCAGTAAATCTTACCACCGTCCTGTATATCGAACGGTCTCTTATACATCATATCCTTTCCATAGTACTTACATTCCTGTATTAGACGAGGAGCAGGATCGAATATTTGCTTTGTGTACACGTATGTTTCAAATAGCCCTAATAAATTATCCACCGGTGCAAAAATATTTTTCAAAAAGGGGTTTACAAACGGCTCATTATATGTTATAATAGAGTAGGATTTCAGGGAAGGGCAGTATAGTTCCGCAGCCTGATAATACTGTTTGTTTGTTCCTAATAGCAAATGTTCGAATTGTACATCTGGTACAGGATCTTTGTAGATCGAAAAATTTACTCGTTTTTCAAAATGATGACCGTATCCATTAGGATATACTTCCGTGTCACAAAGATCTACGACAGCTGTAGGATTCCAAAACTCGAGCGCTTCATAATATTCTTTCGGATGATTCTCTGAGTAGACAGCAATTACTTTACCACCAAACAGATCTCGTAGAGAAAACTGCGATTCATGATTGTAACGATCTAGATCTTTCCACGGAAGAGTCATGCAGCTTCTTCCCATGATAAGTATTACATCATTTGGCTCAGCAAAATATTCAAACTCTACGTTCTTACAATGTATATATTTTTTTGTGATTGAGTCAATATAATCCTTTACAGTAAACTTGTAATGTGGTATAATGACTAATTTGACACCAAGATGAGAGGCGTACTCATAACTATAATATAGTAAACCATCACAAGGCTTGGCGGTGCAAGCTACAATCAAATCCACTCAATAACCTCATCTTTTTCTGGTTTTTCTTCCGAACCTCTTAGCATTTTTGTTCTATCTCTATATCCTAAACTCATAACTAAATACACGACTTCATCGCCAACAAATGGTAATTTATCCCACTTGCTTGGTTCTCCTGGATAGCAATGCATGTAAGCTATATCGATATTTTCTTGTAAACAAAACGCTGAAAGAATCATAGCAAACATCCCAACTTCTAGGCCAAAATACTTAAGCATGTGCTCAGCTTTGTAATTAACTGGATCAAATTGCTCGAATGGCTGGCCAGCTTTAAAAGTCATTCTCGTAATTTTTGATATTGGAAACGCCATGCGAGTGGTGAATATTAAATTATACGGCGCATAACAGTTTTTGTTGTGAAGGCAATTTGTGTGAGTACTTAACTTAAATAGTTCTTCTCTATACTTATCATTTTCAGGCTCAGGTCCAATTACTTTTACAGAATAAGGGACAAGATTTTGCTTAGAAGGAACTAAATCAAGTGTCTGATTAATTAATTTCTTAACCAGGTCTTTGTCCGGAAACTCTTCTTTCAAAAAATCTCTGACTTGTCTTCTATCTCTTAAAAGTCTATAAAAGTCCATGCTACCACTCTAAGTTAAAAGCCCATTTCTTTTCATGACACCAAAAGCATTGATGGCATTCTCTTGTAAAATAGTCTGATTCTTTAGCAGTACCAACACACGATCCTGTCATGTTGTATAGAGTATCCATCAGGCCGTGTTCTTGATAAACACTAGCTACAAATTTTTTGTCTACATTGATATATGGTTGGTACTGTTTTACGCCCCATGCTTTATC